TGGCCTCAGGAGAGGTGGTTAACTTGGCAACCATATCAAGTGACAGTAGGTATGGTATATTATCCAAGTCCGGTGCTGATGCAAAGAAGATGTTCACAGATAAGGTGGTACCCATATCAGTTAATTATCCATTCTTTTTCAAGCCCATCCAGGACGGAATGGACCGTCCAAAGACCGAGCTTGCCTACCGTGTCCCAGCCAGTAAGTTTACCAGACGTAAGCTTACCACCAACGAAGCCGTTGAGGATATACAAGGACTTGACACGACCATCGATTGGAAAAACACCGGTGATAACTCCTACGACGGTGAGAAGCTTGCCCTCCTCGTACATGACGAAGCCGGCAAATGGGAGAGGCCAGAAAACATTCTCAACAACTGGAGGGTTACGAAAACCACGTTAAGATTAGGTAGTAGGGTTATAGGAAAATGCATGATGGGTTCAACAAGTAACTCAGCAGATAAAGGAGGAGAAAACTTTAAAAAATTATATCATGATTCAGACGTTACCAAAAGAAACCGCAACGGACAGACTCGTAGCGGATTATATAGTTTGTTCATTCCTATGGAATGGAATTACGAAGGATTCATTGATTCTTATGGATTACCTGTATTCGACACCCCAGATGCGATCGTTCAAGACCCTTACGGAGATGAAATTACAACAGGAGTTATTGAGCATTGGGAAAACGAAGTTGAAGGCTTAAAGCAAGATCAAGATGCTTTAAATGAATTTTATAGACAGTTTCCAAGAACAGAAGAACATGCGTTTAGAGACGAAACAAAAAATAGTATATTTAATTTAGCAAAAATTTACGAACAAATTGATTACAATGATGAAGTCGCAAATCTGTCGCAAGTTACCGTTGGCAGCTTTACGTGGCAAAATGGAATTAAAGACACAAAAGTCCAGTTTACGCCAAATCCTAACGGAAGGTTTAAAATCAGCTGGGTTCCGGGTGTAAGACTACAAAATAATGTTATAACTAAAAATGGCATTAAATATCCTGGTAATGAACATATGGGCGCTTTTGGATGTGACAGTTATGATATATCTGGAACAACTGATGGTCAAGGATCAAAAGGTTCTTTGCATGGATTAACTAAATTTAGCATGGAAGAGGCACCGGCAAATCATTTCTTTTTAGAATATATTGCCAGACCACAAACCGCTGAAATGTTTTTTGAAGATGTATTAATGGCTTTAGTATTTTATGGAATGCCATTATTAGCAGAAAACAACAAACCTAGATTATTATATTATTTAAAAAGAAGAGGCTATAGAGGATATTCAATGAATAGACCTGATAAAGCTAGAAACAAATTATCAGTTACAGAAAAAGAAATAGGTGGCATACCTAATTCAAGCGAAGATATAAGACAAGCTCACGCTGCTGCAATTGAAACATATATCAATGATTATGTTGGTATTATTAATGATGGAGAATACGGAACATTATATTTTAATAGAACATTAAACGATTGGGCAAAGTTCGATATAAACAAAAGAACAAAGTTTGATGCAGCTATAAGCTCAGGTCTAGCAATAATGGCTTGTAATAAAAATAAATACCGTCCATCAGCAGAAAGAATAAAACAAAAAGTTAATATTACTTTAAGTAAATACGAAAATAAAGGAACTATATCAAAAATTATAAAAAATTATGGCTGAATCAGTTATGAGAAACTACTTTCCAAGTCAAGCGGTTAATGATGATGAAAAATTATCAATTGCTTACGGCTTAGAAGTCGCAAAAGCTATAGAAAATGAATGGTTTAAAAAATCATCTGGAGTTAATAGATATTTACAAAATCAAAATAATTTTCATAAATTAAGATTATACGCAAGAGGCGAGCAAAGTATACAGAAATATAAAGATGAATTATCTATTAATGGTGATTTATCATATCTTAATTTAGATTGGAAGCCAGTGCCTATTATACCTAAGTTTGTAGATATAGTTGTAAATGGTATTGCTGAAAGAACTTATGATATCAAGGCATATTCACAAGACCCTTCTGGTGTTAATCAAAGAACAGCTTATATGCAGCGTATCTTAACTGATATGAAAACACAGCCTATAACTCAATTTATACAACAAAATTTTGGTATAAATTTACAATCTATGCCTACGCAAGATTTACCTGATAATAATGAAGAGTTAGAATTACATATGCAGTTAAATTATAAACAGGCTATTGAAATAGCTGAGGAGCAAGCTATTCAAACTGTTTTTAATATGAATGACTATGAATTAATAAAGAAAAGATTTTATTATGATTTAGCTGTTTTAGGTATAGGTTGCGTTAAAAATACATTTAATACTTCTGAAGGTATAAAAATAGAATATGTAGATCCTGCAAATATAGTATATTCACATACAGAATCACCTTACTTTGATGATATTTATTATATAGGTGAAATGAAAAAAATAACTTTAACTGATTTAAAGAAAGAGTTTCCAGATTTAACAGATGAAGATTTGCAAACTTTAATAAAAAACGGCGGAGGTAATTATAATTTATATAATAGATATACAGCAGGGTCAGATAAAACAGATAATAATATAATAGAAGTTTTATATTTTAATTATAAAACTTATATGAATGAAGTTTATAAAGTAAAAGAAACTTCAACTGGCGCCGAAAAAATTATTAAAAAGTCGGATGCTTTTAATCCTCCTGTAACAAAAGGTTTAAGATTTGAGCGTATTGCAAAAAATGTAGAAGTATTATACGAAGGAATATACATACCTGGAGCTAAAAAACTTTTAAAGTGGAATCTTTGTGAAAATATGTTGCGTGAAAAAAGTGATGTAAACAAAGTAAAAATGAATTATTCTATAGTTGCACCTAGAATATATAATGGCAAAATTGAATCATTGGTTAGTAGAATAACTAGTTTTGCTGATATGATTCAGTTAACACATTTAAAAATACAACAAATTCTTTCCAGAATGGTTCCCGATGGTGTATATGTTGATGCTGATGGATTAGCTGAAATTGATTTAGGAAATGGAAGCAACTACAATCCACAAGAAGCATTGAACATGTTTTTCCAAACTGGTAGTATAATTGGTAGATCATTTACGTCTGATGGCGATATGAATCCAGGCAAAATACCAATACAAGAAATAAATAATTCAGCTGGAACAGGCAAACTATCTGCTTTAATTAGTACATATAATTATTATATGCAGATGATTAGAGATGCTACAGGTTTAAATGAAGCTAAAGACGCCAGTACACCTGATAGAAACGCTTTAGTTGGTGTACAAAAATTAGCCGCTGCAAATAGTAATACTGCAACTAGACATATACTACAGAGCGGTTTATTTTTAACCACAGAAACAGCAGAAAAAATATCATTAAGAATATCTGATGTTTTAGAATATTCGCCAACAGCAAGCGCTTTTGTACAAGCTATTGGTTCTCACAATGTTGCTACATTACAAGAAATGTCAGAATTACATTTACATGACTTCGGTATATTTTTGGAATTAGAGCCAGATGAAGAAGAAAAACAAATGTTAGAAAATAATATACAGGTTGCAATTGGACAAAATAATATTCATCTTGAAGATGCAATTGATATTAGAATGATAAAAAATGTTAAGCTAGCAAATCAATTGTTAAAACTTAGAAGAAAAAAGAAATCACAAGAGGATCAGCAAAAAGCACAAGCAAATATTCAAGCTCAAGCCCAAGCAAATGCGCAAGCACAACAAGTAGCAGCTCAAGCTGAAGTTCAAAAGCAGCAAGCTTTAACTCAAAGTAAAATACAGTTAGAGCAAGCAAAAGGCGAGCTTGAAATGAATAAATTAATGGCTGAAGCTAATTTAAAGAAAGAATTAATGAATTTAGAGTTCCAAATGAACATGCAATTACATGGAGCTAAGAATGATATTGAAAAACAAAAATTAAAAGAAAAAGAAGATCGTAAAGATGAGAGAACTAAAATACAGGCTTCTCAACAAAGCGAACTAATTAATCAGCGTAAAAATAATTTACCGCCTAAAAGCTTTGAATCAGGTGGAAATGATATTTTAAGCGGTGATTTTGACTTAGGTGCGTTTGAACCTAGGTAATATATAAATTGTATAATCATATAATATTTTATTATGGCAGAAGAAATTAAAGCAAAAGTTGTAGAGACAGAAGAACTGTCTGTGCAAGAAAAAGAAGAAGTAGTACAGAAAAATTCGGGATTTGACGAAGAATCCCAAATGTACAAAGTAGATTTAACACAACCACCAAAACAGCAAGAAAATGCCGTTCAAGAACAAGAAACAGAAGATAGCGTGTCTAGCGGAAGCAGCGAGAATGAAGAAGCTGGGCAAGAAGCCGAAGTGGGATTGCAAGAAATACGACAAGAAGAAGAAGTAGTTGAAGAGCCGCAAGAAGAAACGGTATTAGAAGAAATTACAAATGAAGAAGATACAACTGACAACACAGGAGTGGAAGGAAGCACTGAAACTGCCGACCCCGCACCGCAACAAGAAGAAGTATTTCAGAAAGAAAAAACACAAGAATCAATAGAATATCCTGAGAATATTCAAGACTTAGTTAAGTTTATGAATGAAACGGGTGGTACATTGCAAGATTATGTTGAATTGAATAAGGATTATGAAAAGTTTGATAACATGGATTTATTGCATGAATATTATACTAAAACTAAACCTCATTTATCATCAGATGAAATTGTATTTTTAATTGATGATAAATATAATTTTGACGAGGAAGTAGATGATCCTAAAGATGTTAAAAGAAAAAAATTACTTTTTAAAGAAGAAGTTGCACATGCAAAGCAACAATTAAATCTACAAAAAGATAATTATTATAAAGAAATTAAAGCTGGTAATAGATTAACTCCTGAGGCTAAAGAAGCGTTAGACTTCTTTAATAGATATAATAAGGAGAATGAACAGCAACAAGAAATAGCGCAAATCCAAAGAGATGCGTTTAACAATAAAACCAATTCGCTTTTTAACGATAATTTCAAAGGTTTTGAATATAATGTCGGAGATAAGAGATTTAGGTTTAATGTGAAAAATGTAAATAAGGTTAAAGAAACCCAGGGCGACATTAATAACTTTACTAAGAAGTTCTTAGATACAGAGAATAAAATGGCTGATGCTGCTGGTTATCATAAAGCTTTATTTACCGCGATGAATCCCGACGCTATTGCTCAACACTTTTATGAGCAAGGCAAAGCAGATGCTATTAAAGAATCTGTTAAGTCTGCAAAAAACATTAATATGAACCCACGGTCAGCGCACCAAGAGGTAGAAGTTGGTGGCATAAAAGCAAAGGTTATTAGTGGAGATGATTTGTCAGGAATTAAACTAAAATTAAAAAATTATTAAAACTTTTGAAAAATGGCAAACAATAATGTAAATTTTGCTGGCCCAGTGGCTGGCAGTATAGTTACTCCTGCTGCTCAGAAAATGACGCTTACAAGTAACTATTTAAATTTTCATGGTACAGGTGGAGCAAACTGGTCACAACAGTATCTACCTGAACTATACGCTCAAGAAGTTGAAAGATACGGAAATAGATCTGTTTCTTCATTCTTGAGAATGGTAGGTGCTGAAATGCCTATGGCTTCTGATCAAGTTATTTGGTCTGAGCAAGGTAGATTACACCTAGCTTATAACGGTTCTGTAGACATAACAAATGGTCTTGTTACAGGAATTACAGGAATCGATTCAGGTGCAACAGAAGCTCACGCGGTAAGAAAAGGAGCAACTGTAGTAGCTGTAGTAGAAGGAGTTGTATTTAAAGGATTTGTATCAGTAGGAGTTGAAGCTAACACTGATAGATTAACTATTTTACCTTACGGTGCAGAAAATATCAATGATTTAGCTGGTACATCTGCAAGTGGTGATAAAGCTATTAAGTTCTTTGTATACGGTTCTGAATTTGGAAAAGGAACTGACAGCATGGCAAATTCTGTAGAGCCTGTGTTTAAATCTTTCACTAACAGACCAATGATTATCAAAGATCACTTTGAAATTTCTGGTTCTGATACAGCTCAGATTGGTTGGGTTGAAGTAAGTGGAGAGGCTGGACAATCAGGTTACTTATGGTATATGAAGGCTGAAGGTGACACTAGAGTTAGATTTGAAGATTACTTAGAAATGAGTATGATTGAAGCAGAAAAAGTAGTTACATCAGATACTGCTACTGCTGATTCACAACTTCATGATTTAGCTGGTGGTGGCGTTCAAGGTTCTGAAGGACTATTATCTGCAATTGCAAACAGAGGTATTGTAGCAACAAATCAATTTGATGCGGCTACAACTGCTGCTGACCAACTTGATGAGTTTGATTTATTATTAAAAGAATTAGACAAGCAAGGTTCAATTGAAGAAAATATGTTGTTCTTAGATAGAGACGCTAACCTTTACATCGACGACATGCTTGCGGGATTAAACCCACATGTACTTGGCGGTGTTAATTACGGTGTATTTGAAAATTCTGCTGACATGGCGCTTAATTTAGGTTTTACTGGATTTAGAAGAGGTTCTTATGACTTCTATAAAACTGACTGGAAATATCTTAATGATGCTTCTACAAGAGGTTTAGTAGGTGGATTAAAAGGACTTTTAGTACCTGCTGGTACATCTTCAGTTTATGACCAACAATTAGGTAAAAACGTTAGAAGACCTTTCTTACACGTAAGATATAGAGCTTCTGAAATGGATGATAGAAGAATGAAATCTTGGATTACTGGATCAGTTGGTGGAGCCACTGCATCAGGTGTTGACAAAATGGAGATTCACTATCTTTCTGAAAGATGTTTAGTAACTCAAGCTGCTAACAACTTTATCAGATTTGACTCTTAACAATTAATATAAAGGAATGGGTGCTTCGGCACCCTGCCCTTTTATTTTAAACTTTTATTATATTATATTATGGAAAAAACAAAAAAAGAAAAAGTTGTTGAACAAAAAGTTGTTCAACCTGTTGCAGAAATTAAAAAACCTGCAAAACCAAAATACAAAGACAAAGTGTATGAGTTAAATTTAAATCAAACACCTATTGTATATGTATTAAAAAGCAGAGGGCTTTATTGGTTTGACGAAGAAAAAGGATATGAAAGAGAAATGAAATATTGTGAAAATCAAAGAACAATATTTGTAGATGAAATGAAAGGCGTACAAAGATTGAGCCATATTATTTTTAGAGATGGACAATTATTTGTACCAAAAGAAAAGCAAACATTGCAAAAATTTTTAGATTTACATCCTTGGAATGGCAATAAATTTAAAGAATATAATCCTGTAGTAATTGCAGAAAATGATATGGAATATCTTGAAGTTGAAATTGAAGCTTTAAATACAGCCCAAACTTTAGATGTTGATAGAATGGAAGCTATATTAAGAACAGAGCTTGGAAATAAGGTATCTAACATGAGTTCTAAGGAAATAAAAAGAGATTGTTTATTATTTGCTAGACAAAATCCTTATCTATTCTTAGAATTAGCTAATGATGAAAATATAAATATTAGAAATGTTGGAATTAAAGCTGTAGAGGCTGGTATTATAAAGCTATCAAATGATCAAAGAACATTTATGTGGGGAACAAATGATAGAAAACTTATGACAGTTCCATTTGATGAAAATCCATATTCTGCTTTAGCGGCATATTTTAAAACCGATGAAGGTGTTGAAGTATACCAAACAATTGAAAAGAAACTAAAGTAAACAAAATGTAGGTGAGGCCTGCTTTTGTGGGCCTTTAACCTATAATAAAAATATAATGGCAGTAAACGTAAATACAGTATACCAAAGAGTATTAGCTATAACAAATAAAGAACAACGAGGGTATATAACACCTCAGGAATTTAACACTATTGCAAATCAAGCACAGCTTGATATATTTGAGCAATATTTTTACGACTTAAATCAGTTTGGAAGAGTACCGGGCAACCAAACAGATTATGCTGACATGCTAGAAATACTAGAAGAAAAAATAAGTATATTTGAAAAAACTGGTATCTCAGTTTCTGGAGGCACTACGCTTCCAACAGATTTATATAGGCTTGGGTCTATATTAACAAATTGCCCATCTTGCCGAGAAGTAGAGCAAATAACTCAGAAAGAATGGTTATATATTCAAAAATCTCCCATTGCTCAACCAACAAATGAATTTCCTATATATATAAGAGACAACGCCGGTATAAAAGTATACGGAACAGATAACGCACAAATAACATCTGGGGTATACGTAAATTATGTTAAAATACCAGCAATAGTTTCATGGGCGGCAAATAGTACAACCGGGTTATACAATTCGGCAGCATCAACTAATTTTGAATTACACGAATCAGAAGAAACAGAATTAGTAATTAAAATATTAGCATTAGCAGGAATAATATTAAAAGATAATTCCGTATATGCAATGGCCAGCGGAGAAGACACTAAGAATGTATCACAAGAAAAAGCATAACAAATGGCATTTATAAATCAAACACATTACCAATATTATAATACGGGTGAAAAATTTACCGCAACAGCAAATCAAACTGAATTTCAGTTAACGCTAGATCCTTTACCAGTTTCAAAATCAAAATTTCTTGTTTTTGTAAATGGAGCAGAGGTAGATGATAATATATACAATTATAGCGCAGGTGGCAGCGATGCAGGTAAAGTAATATTTACATTTGGTAATCAAAGAGCACTAGGTGATACTGTAGAAATTAAATTAATAAATCCAGTTATAGCGGGTAATTATAGATATATATCTTTAAGCGATATAGTTAATAATTTTATGGTTTCATATGTTGGCAAAGATAAAATAATACCTAGAATTAAAAGAACAGATGTTTTATTTCATGCTAAAAGAGGTATACAGGAATTTAGTTATGATATAACAAAAGTTGAAAAAATACAAGAAATTGAAGTACCAGATACATTAGCTATGGTTATGCCACAAGATTATGTTGATTATGTACAAATTTCACGTATTGATGATGTTGGGTTTGAACATACTTTATATCCAGCTAGACATACTTCAATTCCGTCAGAATCAATATTACAAGATAATGAAGCGGAATATTTATTTGATGATGACGATAGTTTATTAACTCAAACACCAGAAACTCAAACAAGGTTTAAAAACATGACATCAACCGTAATGGATGATTCATTAGAAAATATTAATACAGCTAATGATAGATATGAGGAATTTGGCAGAAGATTTGGAATAAATCCTGAGTTAGCTAATAAAAATGGTAGCTTTGTAATTGATGAAATAAATGGAAAAATACATTTTAGCTCAGATTTAGTTAATAAAATTATAACTTTAAAATATGTTTCTGATGGTATGGGTACTGACGCTGAAATGAAAGTTCATAAATTTGCAGAAGAAGCAATATATAAACATATTATTTACTCAGTAGTTAGTTCTAGAATAAACTTTCCAGAATATATAGTTAACAGATATAAAAGAGATAGATTTGCTGCAATGAGAAACGCTAAATTACGTTTAGCTAATCTTAATCCTCGTGAGCTTGCTCAGGTAATGAGAAATAAATCAAAAAATATAAAACACTAAAATATGCCAGAAATTAAGAATTCTTTTCTAAAAGGTAAAATGAATAAAGACCTTGACGAAAGATTAATTCCGAATGGAGAATACAGAGACGCGCTTAATGTTGATGTAGACTATTCAGAAGGTAGTGATGTTGGTGCGCTAAAAAATATTTTAGGCAATACGCAAAGAGATACTATAAGTTTATCTGGCGCAACATGTATTGGTTATGTTAAGGACACTGAAAATGATAAAATATACTGGTTTATAACATCTAGTGCAAAAGATTTAATAGCTGAATGGGATGTTGCAAATAATTCTTATGATACAATATTAGTGGACAGTGGTAATGTATTAAATTTTAATACAAATAATTTAATAACCGGTGTTAATGTATTAGATGGTGTATTATATTTTACAGATGATTTAAATGAACCTAGGCAAGTTGATATAGAATATTGGAGAGGGCAAACATCAGGTTCAACAGGTACGAGTACAGGCTTAGCCGCTGATAAAATTACAGTAATTAAAAAAGGGCCGTTTAAGGCGCCAACTTTAAATATGAGCGCTACTTCAAGAGGTGGAGCAGGTACGTCTGGAAATGATGCAGTAACAACAAGTTTAAATTTAGGTGCTACAAATAGCAATGCTTTAGTAATATCAAAAGATGCTGGCGACACAATATCAGGAACTTTTTCAACTGCGCCTAGTTATAAGCCAAATGACATTATAATATTAACAGAAATATATACAGATCCAACAGATGGTTCTGAAACTAAAGTTGAAGCAAGAATAAAACTGCCTTCAAACTATTCAGAGGGTGCTACTACATTTACTAATGCTGAAATATTAACAATAAGTGAAAAAGCGGTAGGAGCGAACAGAACATATACATGTATACTGCAAGAAGACGATCCTTTATTTGAATTAAAATTTGCAAGATTTGCATATAGATATAAGTATGGTATAACAGATAGCAATGGAATAACCAGAGGTAATCAATACTCTGTAATGTCGCCATTTTCTAATGTAGCATTTTTACCAGACGCAACAGCTGGTAATAATACTGGTTTTGAATTTAATGCAGAAACAGGTATGAACTTGGGAATGGTTAATAGCTTAAGAAATTTAAAAATACAAAATATAAATGATAGGTTAAGCGCAGATGTACAAGAAATAGATATTTTATATAAAGATTCAGTAGGTACAAATGTATATATAGTTGATACAATAAAAAGAACAGGTGGTAACTTCCCTGATCCTTTAGAATATGAAGTTAAAGATGAGCAAATATTTAAAGTAATACCATCAAATCAATTATTAAGATTATTTGATAGCGTTCCTAAAAAAGCAAAAGCACAAGATATAACTGCTAATAGATTAATATATGGTAACTATGTGCAAAATTTTAATTTATTAGATTCAAATGATAACCCTGTAAATCCAACATTTGATATAAATTTAGTTAATAGATATGCTTCTAACTCCACAGATAGAGTTCAAAAACAATCTATAAAATCTAATAGAACATATCAGCTAGGGGTTGTTTATTATGATGAATATGGGCGACAAACACCTGTTTTAACAGATAGCTCAGGTGTTATAAAAGTACCTCTTGGTGAAGCAAAAAATATTACAAAACTTACAGCAAAAGTAACTTCAAATGCACCAACATTTGCAACAGATTATAAATATTTTATAAAAGAAATTTCAGAATTAACATATAATTTTGTTGTAGACGGGTTTTATCAAGATAGACAAGGTTATATTTATATGTCTGTTCCTTCTTCAGAAATAAATAAAGTTGATATAGATGACGTTATTATTTTGAAAAAGAAAAGTGGTAATGAAGCAGCTGATACAACAGATAAATTTAAAATATTAGATAAATTAACTACACCTCCTGATTTTCTTGCAAAACCTATGCGTATAAAATACGAGCCTGACGTGTTCTTTTTTAATCGAGGATTTAACGAAGACGACTCCGTATATTCTACAGATGGGGGCCAAAAAGCAGTTACCGGAGCAACACCTTTCCCTAATAGAAATACGGTTGTAGTCCACACCATGTTTAAAAACTCTGTTGATCCTCAAGAAAAACAATTAGATGGCGGAGGCAACATGAGCAGCACGGGTGTTTCGCAAGAAGCTTTTGCAGAATTAAAGAAAGGTAAAAAAGTTAAATTTATATTAGATGATGAAGAATCAGATACATATGAAATAGCATCATCATTTAAAAGTACAGATGATGAAGATGATGTAGAAGTACATTTTAAAGAAGAATTTGGTTCAGATGTTAGATTTATATATGAGGACGGTGATGATGTAACGCTTGGGCCTTATACAGACGCTACAAAAGTTAGAGATGGCGTTAAATTATGTTCAGTTGAGCAGGTTGATGAAAGTGGAAAACCAGAATATCAAGGTAGATTCTTTTTAAAAATTAAAGCTGATACTAATCTTTTAGATGATTTAAGAGGAAGTACAAATTTTGAAAACCTAAATGCGGTTAGTACAACTAATATATATGGTAAGCAACCAAACACTCTTCCTAATACCGAGCATAGAAAAGTTTACGTTAGATTTGGGGGTAAAAAATTAATAGACTCAACAGCAACAAGCTCACCTGCAACATCAGGTGGTTTTGGAGGATGGGGATCAGATAACGGTTATGGAAATAATTTAGGTTTTACATCAGATGAATTAGCAAAAGGGTATCACGTTGCTTTTGAAACAACTAATACTTATCATCATTCAGAATCTAAATATGCTGCTTGGCCATTTTTGAAAAAACTAAAAAAAGATAACTACATGCAGTTTGACAATTCTGGGAAAGGTGATGTACAAGCCTCTGGATCAACTGTTCAAGATTCTAATTATTATAAAATAGTAGATGTAAAAGAATTTGGCCCTAATAACTCTAATGCTAGAAAATTATATGCGGTAAAATTTGATAGACCTTTGCAGGAAGATCTAACATTTTATAGTGGTACCAGTGGGGTTGATGTTCTACATCAATTCCAAGCAACTGTTTTTGAATATAAAGATGATTTAATTGGTATTAAAAACCCACCTGTATTTGAAGTCGAGCCTAAAGATAGTGTTGACATAGATATATATTACGAGACACAAGAAAGTTTTACTGTGTCTAGTAATCATGGTAATACAAATTCATTGTCATATTTTAACTGCTTTAGTTTTGAAAATGGCGTTGAATCATTTATAATAAGAGATGATTTTAATGCGCCATCTATGGGCAAAGGTGTTAGAGTGTCAACTATATTTGAAGATAATTATCAAGAAGAAAGAATTAAATCTGGTTTAATATTTTCTCAATTATATAATGGTAAAAGCGGAACAAATCATTTAAATCAGTTTATCATAGCTGAACCAATAATAAAAGATTTAAACCCACAATATGGAAGTATACAGTTGTTACATACAAGATATAACGATATTATTGCATATTGCGAAGATAAAGTATTAAAAATATTAACAAATAAAGACGCTTTATTTAATGCAGATGGTAAGACTAATGTAACCTCTAATACTTCTGTTTTAGGCCAAGCAATACCTTATAATTCAAATTATGGTATAAGCACAAATCCTGAAAGTTTTGCAGACTTTACTTATAGAGCTTACTTTACAGATAAAAAGAATGGCGCTGTTATAAGACATTCTGCAGACGGTATGGAGGCAGTTTCAGATTATGGTATGAAAGATTATTTTAAAGATAATTTAAGATTACAGAGTGGATATATGCATGGTTCATATGATGAAAGAAAAAATCAATATAATTTAAGTTTACCTATTACAGAAAATAAAAGTGTATCTTTTTCCGAATCTATAAAAGGTTGGCCTAGTAGAAAATCTTTTGTAACAGAAGGCGGGGTAAGTATTAATAATAAATATTTTACATTTAAAAATGGGCATATATATGAACATCACGTAGGGACTAGAAATAATTTTTATGGTGCTCAATTTAATTCTGAAGTAAAATTTGTTTTTAATGAAGCGCCTGCTAATATGAAAAACTTTAGAACATTAAACTACGAAGGTGATAGTGGTTGGATATGCCCTGACTTTGATACTGACCAGCAAGATGGTAGTATAAGCACATTTGTTAATAAAGAAAACAAATATTTTGGTTATGTAAGAGGAGTTACAGAAAACACAGGAACAATAGATTTTAAAGCACTAAATGTACAAGGCATAGGTAATTGGGCTACAATTAATCTTTCAGGCGGCACAGTAACACTTACTTTTGCTGAAGGAGCACCTAATGACTTACAGGTTGGAGATGTATTATATTATGTCCACCCGAGCACAAATGCTACAACAAAATTTGGGCCAGTTACTGTAGTGAATGGTACCGAAGTAAGAGCAACTTATACAGGCTCACCGCCAACGTCCCCAGCATATTTTGTATTTTATGTTAAAAATGCAAGTTGGGAAACAAGTGGATTATTAGGGTATTATGCCGATGTTACTTTACGCACAACATCAACGGACAATAAAGAATTATACTCAGCAGGTAGTGAAATTAGCATAAGTAGTTAATACGTAATAATAAATAATATGTTAATTACACAATTAGGAAAAAATGTATCTAGAATAGATTTTAGTAAATTAAAAAATAACAATAAAAATATGGATCCAGTAACAGCACAATTTGCGGCCCAAGCAGTTGGAGGAGTAGTAAAAACTGTAGGTAGTTTATTTGGCGGAGGAGCAAGAAGGCGTGAGCAAAGAGAAGCAAAAGCTGAATTAGCTCGAAGAACTGCAGAATTTGAAAATTTAGACACTTCAAATCCTTATAAAAACCTTACAAATACATACGAAAATTTAACTGTTAATACACAGGCGGCAGATTTTGCAGCTCAGCAAACAGCGCAAGGCGCAGCCAATATAATGAGTAATTTAGCAGCGGCAGCCGGCGGCGGAGGAGTTGCTGCTTTAGCACAATCATTAGCTAATTCACAAGCACAAGCAGCTCAGCAGGCATCAGCTACTATTGGAGCACAAGAGCAAAGAAACGCAATGTTAAGCGCGCAAGGTGAAGCAAATAGACAAAAATTAGTAGCAGCAGGTGAAAGACAAACCCAAGCAATGGAATACGAAAAAACAAGTACATTATTAGGTATGGCCCAACAAAGAAAAGCAGCCGCTGATCAAGCAAGAGCAGATGCAACAAATGCATTAGTTGGCGGAATAGGTGATACTTTAGGTGGTTTAGCCGGAGGAGGCGCTTTTTCTGGTGAAGAAGGTGCATTAGGAAAAATGTTTGGAGCAAAATAAATTTTAAAGCATGGCAAATAAATTATTAATATTAGGTGCTGCAATGGCACACAAAAATAAAAGTTACAATTTAGGTATAGGCATTGGCCCTACCGTAGATAAAAGTGTAGCTAAATTTCAAAAAATACTTTCTGATAGACAAGCCAGATTAAATAATTCTACTCAATATGCACAGCGTAGAATTGATAAGCTTGACGCAGACCCTGAATTAGATTTATTACCAGAAGGAATAAAAGATTTATTTGTAACGGATTTAGATAATACAAGAAAAACTCTTGGTGAGTTATATACAGAAAAAGATTTAAATGCTTATAAATATAGAGTAGGTACAGATGAGTATACCCAAATTCAAAAAGAAATTTCAAAAAACGAAAAAAAATTAAAGAAAAGACAAAAACAAGCTAATGATTTTTTACAAAGAAGAGCTAACTGGATAACAGAGCATGGGGATATTTCAGAAACATTTAAATTGCGTTTTCCTGACCTATACCATGCAATGATTAATATTTTTGATCCAGATAATCCAAACTACACTGCTACTTTTGATGAAAATGATGATTTAGTCTTTGAGGCTCCTACAGCAATTAGTATACCTGACAATATTGGTCCTGGGCTACAAGGGCAAAGTACAGGGAATTTTGGTAAAACAAAAATAAAATTAGATGATTTAGATTGGGGTATGTTTCCTCAACCTGAAATAATGAAAATAAATGAGTTTTACGAAGTGGCCAATAATGCAGGTGCACAAAAAAGAGAAATTCCAGCCGGTACTCTTCGAAATATGGAGATTTATTTAGGCAATGTAATTAAGAAAAATGAAAATGCTGTTTATTCATTATTATTTGATGATTTACCTATAGGAGATCCTAATAATAAAATGCCATTGTTTACAGATGAAGATTTTGCAGAAATGTTTCCTAATTTTAATGAGTCTGATGAATCTACTTGGCCAGATTTTGATCAATTAAAAGATGCTGCTGTTAATAAATTAATTTCAAATATTCAGCAAGAAAACGCAAACGCAATAGAAAAACAAAACCCAACCGAATTAAATTATTATAACACAGGAACTGAAAACGAGCAAAGGAAAAAATTCTCAACTGGCGCTTTAATACAACAAACTGTTCAAGATATAGCGGCTTTAAAAGATAAATCAGTAAAATCAATTGCAGATTATATAGAGAACCGTAGTGTTTTTGAAGGTAAAATATCAAAAATACAAGAGGATGGATTTGTTCAAGCTCAAGGTGTTAGTGGAGAGCAGCAAATGTTGCAAAGATATAACATTTCATCACAATTACAACAAGCAGCCGAGGGCAATATATACCCTTTAATACAAAAACTTTTTAATGAAACTGGCTTAGGTTTTGATATAGTTGTAGGAATAGATCAATATAAAATACTTGAAAGGAAAGGACAAGTTAAGTTCATAGCTGAAGGAATATAAATAAAATAATTGCATGTCAGATATTAATAATCTTTTAATAGAGGCGTTATATACAAAATATGCGCCTGAAAAAAATATCAATGCACAAATTAATTTTGTACAATCAAATTATGATTCGCAAGATAAATTTGTAGAAGACTTTTATAAAGAATATGGTGTTGAACTAACACCTGAAAAAAAATTATTTATAAGCCAAAATTTTGGTGGTTTTGGAGTAACAGCAAAGCCAACAATAAATGAAAAAGATTTTGATGTTTCTATAAGTCCTGAGTCTGCTAATTTTGTATCTTTCGGTTCTTTAACAGAGCAAGAAGAAAAAAATATTAAAAATAAATTTACTACTGAGGACAACGAACCATATTTAGGCTATTTAGATAGAAAAGTTTATAAATACCAAGCTACTGGCGAAAACATATTTGAACAAGGTGCAAATATGGCAGAAACTTCTTTAGGCCAAAATATGTTTTATAATAATTATGAAATTATTGAAACCGACGAGCTTCAATTAACTGAGGATTTAAACTATACTGCAGAAGACAGAGATACTCATCTTGCTAATGAAATTAAAAAATTTAAAAATCCTACTAATCCCGAATATAATTTATCTGAAGCAGAAATTCAAGAAATAAATCAAATAAAAAAAGAAGTATTTGCGGGGGTAGTTGCTGCAGATTTGCAAAATGAAGAATTATATAAAAAAGCAGCATCAATAAAGTTATTAAATAGATATAAAGATGAATACACCTCTTCTATAATACAAACTAAAGTTGATAAATATATTAGAAGCAGAGCTGATTTATTTGGTGGATATGAGCAAATGTCTGGATTTGGCATTGAAGACCCTGATAAGCCTAAGTATGAAGAATTTGATAGATTAAAAGATATTGTTTTTAATGATGTTGATAAGTTTAAAGAAGTTAATGAAAACATATTAAAAGAATACGATAAAAATCAAGAATTAGGTAAAGAAATATTAGCTTATCAAGAAAAAACATCACAAGATGATTTTGAATTTAATGCAGATGAAGCGATAGAAATGCAAAACAAATTAGCATTATACAATGCTAACCAAAAAGTTTTAACAGATGCTATTTCAAAATTTAGATTAAATACTAAAAATTTAAACGTATTAATAAATAGCGCTGATTTATTAGGTAAAGATTATGATTTACTTAAGAAAAATTTAGCAAGAATAGGTTTAGGATTTGGCGATTTAGGATTAGGCGGATTAAGAGTATTATCAGCCGTTTCTAATGTAGTACCATTTCAGGCTGCTTGGGCTCAGGAAAGAGGCGAAATGCTAGATAATCTTTCTTTAAAATGGGATAATTATAAGAGAGGTAAAATGAATTCTTATTCACCTGATATTAAATTTGCAGACGCATTTAAAGACGGTAATTTTGGAGCATTCGTAGCGCAAGAAATTTCTACACAAATTCCTATATTTACAACAATGATTGGTGGTGGTGGCATTGCAGGATTCGCTACAAAAAGATTATTAGGAGCTAGCGCTGCAACAAGGACTGTTAGTTTATTTAGAAGAAAAACGCCATTATTACCTATTGCTGAAGCTACTGGGGCTGGTGGTACCATAGCTATTACATCAGGGGGACAACAATACAACACAATGACAGCCCAAGAAATGAGAGACCCTTTTTTAGAGTTTAGTGAAGCTGAAAAATTTTTAGTTTCCGCAGGGTATGGGGCGTCAGAAGGTGTATTTGGAACCGCGCCAAGTTATCTTTTATTACGTAATACCGCTAATCTATTTTTAAGAAGTGGTAAAAGCGCAGCGTTTAAATTAAATATGAAGCAATATATTGCTCAAAATATAGCCTTCCCAATGGTAGCAGAGCCTTTAAGTGAAGGTTTAACAACTGTTACACAAAACATGTTATTAGGCAGACCAGTAATGGAAAATGTTGATCATGCAATGTTTTCTGGTCTTATGTTTAGTGTTATGATGAATGCTTCACCTGCAATAGCGGGTAGATTAATGCAGGACTTTAGCAGTATAACTAAAATGAAAGAATTTAACAAAATAAATTCTGAAATGAATGGTATTGATAAGGCTTTAAATAGAAAAAATTCAAAGTTTAAAAAAGGAACAGCTGAATATGATAGCCTTATAAACACATATAATCAATTACAAATGGATAGAGATGCCATAGTAAATGATTTATATAATAATATAACTACTAAAGTTTCTAAAAGGTCTTTTCAACAATTTATGGAAAATACATCCGCACAATCAGATATTAGAGCGCGGGCAGAAAAAATTGTTAAAGAAGGTGGAATGTTTTTATCTGCTGAAGATACTAACGCACTTAATGCTTTACAAAAAGAATTTGACCAGTACCAATTTGCAAGAGATTTATTTAGGTCACAAGAAAATTTTGGCAATGAGTTTGCTAATTTAAAAGGTAAAGATTCTTCGCTTTACGACATGTATATAAAGAAAGCAAAACAAAAATTAAAAGCAGACGGTATAAATGACCCTAGCTCTGTTAAAACTTTTCAAGAAGCATCTAGTATATATTTTGCTGATCAATTTGAATTATATACAAAAAATGTAAAAAAGAATGATTTAGTTAATATGCAAGTGTTTGAAACTAATCAAGAGTTACTTAACTATCTTGATTCAGACCCAGCACGTAAAGCAGAGCTTGATAAAAAAGAAAAAAGATGGGTTGTTGAAGATGGTAAACTAGTTTATAAAACAGACACAAGAAGAAACGCAATATTAAAAGGCGATATAAATGGTATTAATACAACTATTAATGGTAAAAAATTTGAATTAATATCTAAAGAAAATTCATTAAATAATGAAAGAGCTGGTACAGGTTATCATGAGTTTTCGCATTCAGTTTTATTTGAAGCATTAGCCGCACAGCCTGAGCAATATCTTGATATAGCTGTAGCTATTAGAGATTATGTAAAAGAAACAGATAAAAAATTATATAACCTTATGTTTAAATCTGCAGGTGGTCAACAGGCGGATATAGCTAATCCAGAAGAGGTTATAGTAAACTTTTTAGAAAGAGTAGCAGAAGGAAAAATTAAAGACCCTAAGTTTATTGGTGTAGTTTCTGAAAGCTTAAGTAAAACTTCTGGGCTAGATGTTAACTTTAGAAGCGAAATAGATACTATAAAGTTTTTGCATGATTTAGGTTTAAAAATAAAAAATGGTACTTTTAAAAGAAGCGATTTAAAAAGCATAAGAGTAAATTTAAGAGGAAAGCTTAATGAAGCTAATACTGAAGTAAGAAAAATGATTGATGACTCAAAGTATTCTGATTCAGATGCTAATATCGTACAAACACTTTATAATAATCTTGGCGCTGAAGCTGCACCTCAAATTGCAAATAATAAATATGTTAGAAAAGTTATAAATGAAGTTTTAAGGAAATATTCAAATGTACCTGGCTACGCTACTTATAAAAAGACATTCGAAGATGGGTTAATTAATGATCCAACTTATGGTATATTAGGCTCTTTATTGACATATGATGCAAATAAAAATCCAGTATTAGTTTCGCACATTATAGCAAGATTAAGACAAAGAAGCAAAACACTTGCTGAAGATATATTTCCGCAGTTTTTTGGTGATGACTCAAAAGATACAGGATATGACCCTACAGACCCTGAAATATTAAATCAAAGGGAAAGCCTTAGAATTTCATTAGGGCTTAGTGAAGACGTTATAAACCGCGTTAAACAGTCTGTATTAAAGACATTTGGAGGTAAATTACCTAATGTTACAAGTATAAAGTTTAGAAAAAAGCTACAAGAGTCATTTAGAATATTTTTAAAGAAAACAATTGCTAAAAATGTGCTAAAACAAGGTGACGAATATAAAGCATTTTTAGAAAATAATTTTGAATTAATATATAGCGTATTATCGCAAGGCAATATAAATAAAAGATTTAAACCTTTTGCTGAGCGCGTTTTAGATAAAGAAACAGGGAAACAATTAAGAGAAAAAACAGCGCAAGGTAATGATATATTTATTAAAAGAAAAATTACAAAAGAAGAATTTGTAAATTACTTTGTAGGCGAAGATGTTAAACCCTCTACTAGAGGCACGAGAAAAACTGCATTAGCAGAATCATTAGCTGAGGAAATTGCATTTGATGCTACATTAGATGTATTAAGAGATCCCACACCAATTGACAAGGCTGGTAATACTTTATTAGATAGAGTTGAGCAAATTATAGAAATTAACGGTGAAGAGTTTAGCGAAAACTATTTAGCGCAAGTTGCAAAAGAAATTGATAGAGCAACTGATTTTAAATTTAGCGATTCAAGCGCAGGTATAACGGTATTAGACTTTGATGACACTGTAGCTATATCTAAAAGCATGGTTATTGTTGAAATGGAAGACAAAACTAAAAAAGAATTAACACCTGCGGAGTTTGCAAAACAACATGACGCTTTAAAGAAAGAAGGTGCTAAATTTGACTTTAGCCAGTTTAATAAAGTTATAGGTGGTGAAAAAGGACCTTTATTTGGTAGATTACAAAAAGCCGTAAATAAATTTGGAAATAAAAATGTATTTATATTAACAGCTAGACCACAAGAAGCAGCACCAGCTATAAAAGCATGGTTAAAATCGCAAGGTATAGCATTATCAGAAAAAAATATAGTTGGATTATCTGACGGATCGCCTGAAGCAAAAGCTAATTGGATATTAGGTAAAGCACAAGAAGGATTTAATAACTTTTACTTTGCAGATGATGTATTAGAAAACACATATGCAGTTGAACAGGTGTTGTCGCAAGTTGATGTTAAATATCGTGTAGACCAAAACTTTGGGCCTTCTCAATTTAGCGATTCAGGTAAAGTTGAAGGGCTAATTGAATTTATTGAAAATGCAATTGATAATGAATTTACAGGAGATCAATTGTGGAAAGCCATGCAAGAAAATAATCCTTTAATGTATTCAATAATAACTAAAGCAAAGAAAAGAGGTGAAACCGAAGAGTTATTTAGAGCAAAACAATTAAAAGGATTACTTGGGGATAGGATTGAAATACTCAATATGAACGAGCTTGAAAATGTTTTAACCTCCAGTAGAAAAAAGCAAGACTTGCAAGTTTTATTTAAATTTAAAGGCGGTGTTACTATTGGAATGGAAATTAAAATGAACGCTCTTGCTAAGATGGGATCAAAAAATAGTTATACAGAATTATTAGAAAATTATGGCGCCGACACTATGAGTAAAATAATAGACATTCAAACCGATTTGAACGGCGCAATATTTGGTATTTTAGAAAATGAAGGATTAATAGAGGGCGAAGATTATTATTTTGCTCCACCACCCGGAAAAAGTGAAACTACTGATGGCTATATAGAAATAAGATATGATCGAAAGAAATTATTAGAAAAAACAGGATTTGATAGATTAGCAAGAAAACCAAAAGCTAAAAGACCTAAAGGTGGGCTTTTAAATGCAAAGGGGTTACAGTTATCTGACACAAACAAATATGAGTTTAATATACCCACGCTTAAACCTATAGTAGATTTATATACAAATAAAGATGCTCAGTATATAATAATTGGTGAAAAAATATATTCATTAGCAACTAATCCTTTAAATTTAAATGTACCTAGCTTATTAAGTTTGCCATATGATTCTAAATTACAGATTACAATGAAAGATGAAAATGGAACAAGTGGGCAAGGTAGAATGATAATAAGAGGCTATTTACAAATAGCTGAAAAAGGAACAACTAAAAATATTAATCCTTCTGAATTTAATGATATTAAAGGTACTAAAACTATTGAAGAAGCATTTACAAATTTTAGTGATAGTAATGTAAATTTAGATAATGAAATAAATAATATTATAGAAAAAAGCAGTACAGCTCAGGGTAAAACTGTTAAGAATATTGTTCGTTATTCTGATACTAAGGCAAAAATATTAGGTAAAAATAAAGGTAAAGGCGGCTTTTTATTTAGATTTTCAGCCGACGATTTACAAGGATTTACATATGAAATTATAAAAGGTATACGTGGCGCAGAAGGCGATAAAGCAAAAAAATTCTTCCAAGAAAACCTTCATAGACCATATAATGCAGGTATTCAAGCTCTTAATTTTGAGCAATTAAAATTAATGGATGATTTTAAAGCTATAAAAGACAAAGTAAAATCAGTGCCAAAAAGATTAAAAAAAGTAATAGAAGGCGATGTATATACAAATGAGCAAGCAATAAGAATATATATGTGGAAAAAACAAGGTATGGATATACCTGGTATTCCAAAACAAGATGTTCAAGACATGGTAAATCATGTTAAAAGTGATTTAAATTTATTGCAATTTGCAAATGATTTGATAAAAATAAACGGCGCTGATGGCTATCCTGCTCCAAATCAAAATTGGGAAGCTGGCACAATAGAAATGGATTTATATGATTCTATTAATGATACTAAAAGAGCAAAGCATTTAAAAGAGTGGCAAGATAATGTAAATATTTTATTTAGTAAAGAAAATTTAAATAAAATGGAAGCCGTATATGGTTCTGATTTTGTTAAAAATTTAACAGGTATGCTAGAAAGAATGCGTACTGGTAGAAACAGAACGTCTACTAATCCTATGATTACTAAATGGCAAGATTGGATTAATGGATCGGTTGGTACAATAATGTTCTATAACATGCGTTCAGCAATCTTACAAACAATATCTATGGCCAACTATATAAATTGGCATGATAACAATATGATAGCAGCTGGTAAAGCATTTGCAAATCAAAAACAATACTGGAAAGATTGGTTATATATATTTAATTCAGATTATCTTAGAGTAAGAAGAGGCGGTTTACAATTAAATGTAAATGAAAATGAATTAGCAGAAGCTGCAAATAAAAAAGGTGTTAGAGGTGTAATAGCTTTAATATTAAGAAATGGATTTACACCTACAAGAATTGCGGATAGTATAGCGATTGCGACTGGCGGGGCTACAATGTACCGAAATAGAATATCAACATATTTAAAAGATGGATTATCGCAAACTGAAGCAGAAGCAAGAGCTTTTGAAGATTTTATGGAGATTACAGAAGAATCACAGCAATCAAGTAGGCCAGATAAAATATCTGCGCAACAAGCTAGCTCAGCAGGTAGAATATTATTAGCATTTGCTAATACACCTATGCAATATAACCGTATGATAAAAAGAGCAGGTCAAGATTTATATTATGGTAGAGGTAACTGGAAAACAAATGTTAGTAAAATAGTTTATTATAGCTCAATACAAAACTTTTTATTTAACGCTTTACAAAAAGGAGTATATGCTTTAGGTTTTGGTTTATATGAAGATGATCCAGATAAACAAAAAGAAAAAACAACAAGTGTATTTGAAGGAATGGCTGATTCATTATTAAGAGGTGTGGGTATACAAGGGCAAGTTGCATTAACAGCAAAAGCATTTTTAAAAGACATAGCTAAAGAACGAAGAGGCTTTACAGAAGAAAATTGGGATAATATATTAGAATTATCACCACCTCTAGGAAGTAAAATTAGAAAAATGATGAGCGCTGATTATATGTTTAAAAAATATGAAAACAGTGTTCAAGCACAAGCAATGGATGTTCGTAATCCATATCTTATGGCTTATGCGCAATATGCGTCAGCATTATTTAATATACCTTTAGATAGAGCATTAAGAAAAATACATAATTTGCAATCAGCAATGGCCGATGATACAGCGGAATGGCAAAGAGCCGCATTGTTTTTAGGATGGAATGAATGGGATATTGGTATTGATGGAATGGAAAGAGAGTTAGGTAAAACACCAATAAAAACTGAAGAGTATATAAAAGAAAGAGAAGAAACTAAAGAAGCACATCAAAGAAAAATTGATTCAATTGTAAATTTAGGTTATATAAGAATACCTTTATCTGGACCAAAATCATTTAAACCAGAAGGTAAACTAGGAAAAGATTATTTAAGACTAAAAAGAAAAATTGACGGTAAATATCAATATTTTGTAACTGAAGAAGTGTTTAATAAAAGGTTTCCACCACCACCACCAAAAACTAGAAAAGAAATAGAGGCACAAGTATTAGAAAGAATAAGAAAAAAATATAACGTAAAATTATAAACTATGGCAAAAGACGCATGTTACAAAAAAGTAAAAGCAAGGTATAAAGTGTTCCCATCCGCTTACGCTAGTGGTGCAATCGCTAAGTGTAGAAAAGTAGGAGCAGCTAACTGGGGTAATAAATCTAAAAAATAAATTATGGCAAAAAAAGACTTTAAACCACATATGATGTATTGTAAAGACGGTAAAGAATATGAAGCAAAAACATATCAAGACCATTTAAAATATAAAAAACAAGGCTGTGGCCACAAAAAACCAATAAATGGCAGTAAGGAAAACTAAAAAAGGAGCTGCTCTTAAACGTTGGTTTAAAGAAAAATGGATTGATGTACGCACAGGTAAACCATGCGGTAGACGTAAGGGTGAGAAGCGTGG